ACCCAGATCAGCGACAAAGTTGTGTCGGTGTCGAACACCTCGGAAGCTGTTGACGCAGCCGCCGAGAACGTGCAGCGCCTTGCAGCTCAGATCACTCTGAAGCTGAAAGAAATGAAGCGTGACATGGAATCCATGCTCCTTCAGAACGTCGCTGCTGCTGCTGGCTCGTCGGGTTCTGCCCGTGCGGCTGCTGGTCTGCCTGCTTGGCTTCGCACCAACATCGTGCTGGGTTCGGGCGGCGCTGCTCCTACGCTGTCCGGCACGACTTCGGGCCATCCTGACGCTACCCTGACTCCGGGTACGGCTGTTGCGCTGACTGAAGCCAACCTGAACAACGTGATCGAAGACTGCTGGAACGAGGGCGCTACGCCGTCGATCATCATGGTCAACGCAAACAACAAGCGCGTGATCTCGCAGTCCTTCACGGGCAACTCGACCCGCTACAAGGACGCTATCGACAAGCGCCTGACTGCGGCCATCGACGTTTATGACTCGGATTTTGGCGAGCTGACTGTGGTCCCGAACCGCTTCCAGCAAACCACCGCGTCGAACAACTACTCGGTCTACGTTCTTGACCCGGAATACGCGGAGCTGTGCTTCCTCGAAACCCCGCGTCAGACCGAACTGGCCCAGACTGGTCACGCAAAGCGTCGCATGGTCCACTGCGAATACACGCTGAAGGTCTCCAACGAAAAGGCCCACGGCGCAGTCCACGCCACCACTGGCGCGGCTCCCGCATAACCAACCAACTGAGGCGGCGGGCAACCGCCGCCTCACCCCATTTCAACGAGGGACAACATGACTGAAGAACCCATTGCCGAAGTTGCTATCGACGCTGCTGATGACTCGCTTCCGAAGCGCAAAGTCAAGAAGGCGGACGAGGCTCCGGCCCTCACGAAATACATGGTCATCAACGGCGCAATTTCCCCAAAGGGCGGTGGCCGCGACGCTCTGGTTTATCCCGGTTCCGTCGTTGAGCTGACTGCTGACCAAGCCAAGCACTACAACCAGCTTGGCTACCTGAAGCCCTACATCGGGGACTAAAACATGAGCCTGCCCGTTCAGCCCATTGTCGAGCGCCTGTATCTGGATTCAGACGGTAAGTCTTTTCATTTCGTCAAGACGCAGAACGTACAGGCTGTTCTCGACGCTGCCAAAGACGCAGCGGACACACTCAAGCCGAACACTGGCCCGGTCGGCGGCAAATACCTCGGCACTGTGCCTGTTCTGATCGCCCAGCAGTGGGCGAAAGAATGTGGCGCGTCTGTGGGGTCGCGCGAGTGGGCAAAGTATGCTAAAACGAAGCTGAAAGACGGCACTTGGGCGCGTCTGAGGGTGCATCAGAAATGAACTACGCAGCGTTCAAGGCTTATTTGGCTCGCTTCGTCTGGCGCAACGGCGACACAGTGTTCGAGGCTGACTTGGACAACATGATCGACATGGCCCACGCGCGCCTGAACCGCGATCTGCGGATTCAGCGCATGGTCGTGACTGCCGAGGCCCCGCTGACTGCTGACACGCTGGTCCTGCCTTCTGACTACAACGAAATGCGGACCATCACGTCGGACAGCCCGCCTGCCCCGATGCAGTACGTTAGCCCTTACGAGCGCGAGCGGATCAAGCTGGCAAACGCTTCGACGTTCCAGCCGATCTACACCATCGCAGGCAACGCTATCTTCTTCGTCGGACCAATGGCTTCGACTGACAATCCTCCGCGCACTGTGACGATGACTTACTACGCCAAAGTCCCTGACTTTGCCGCGACCAACTCGTCATGGCTCGCAGACGAGTATCTCGACCTCTACACCTATGCTGTTCTGCGCCACACGCCTGCCTATTTGAAGGACGATGAGCGCGTGGTATTGTGGAAGAACGAATACGACGAGACGCTGGCGTCTGTCGTCAATGCTGAAGCTGGACGGCGATATGCGGGCAGCCCGCTCCGTCCCATGATGCCGGGAGTTGTCGCATGAGCTTGTCCAATACCTTCGAGACTACGACTCTACAGTGGTTGTTCACCACTACGTCTGTGACTCGCCCGACCGCGTGGTATCTGGCCCTCTACACTGTCGCTCCCAGCGACACTGGCGGCGGCACTGAGTGCAGCGGCACGTCCTACGCCCGCCAGTCGTTTACCATGACTGTCAGCGGCAATACGGCTACCAACGGTGCCAACATCGAATTTCCTGTCGCTGGTTCGTCTTGGGGTACGCTCGTCGCAGTCGGCGTCTTTGACGCCCTGACCAGTGGCAACCTGATTGCCTACGGCAACTTGACCACCTCCAAGACCATCGACACCGGAGACGTGTTCCGCATCCCTGCGGGCGATCTGGACATCACCCTCGACTGATAGGACTGCCCCATGACCGTATACCGCACAGGCTACGGCACTGGGGCTTACAGCGCCTACGCTTATGGCTTAGACGGCAGCGTCGTTGATGCTGCCTCTGCCATTTCTGCAAGTGCAGCAGTCACTGCCGCAGCGCAGAAACTCGCTGACGGCTCCAGCACGATCACCGCTACAACGACGACCACTGCATCTGCCCGCAGAGTGCGGCAGTCGGCTCCCCAGATCGCCATTACATCTGCGGTGACTGCGGCCTGCGTCGCCGTCAAAACTGGGGCTGCTGCCTTGTCTGCCAGCACGGCGCTAACTGCGGCTGGGCTACGGGTCATACAGTCTCCAGCCGCCATTTCTGCTGCGGCTGCCCTGACTGCCGACGCTACAGCAGTGCGCCAAAGCGGCAGCCTGATTGCCGTAGAAACCGCTGTCGCAGTCACAGCGACCGCTGTTTATCTGGACCGCGCGCAGATCACGATAACCAGCGCGTTGACTGCCGCAGGCAACCGCATTCATCTGACTAGTGCAACGATCCCCATTTCGTGTATAGTCAGCGCCAACGGACGCTTGCTGTGGGAACCAGAAGACCCTGACGTTGAGACTTGGGAGCCAGAAAGCCCGGATACCGAGGCATGGATTCCAGTCAGCTCAACGTCAGAGTCATGGGGCGCGCAGTCTGCGCAAAGTTCGACATGGACACCAATTGCGCCTGATGTAGAATCGTGGGCGGCAGAGTAGGGAGCCTGACTGATGGCAGATACGACGACAACGAACTTTGGTTTCGTCAAACCAGAAGTCGGGGCCAGCTCCGACACTTGGGGGACCAAGCTAAACACCGATCTCGACGCCGTTGACGCGCTCCTCGGCGGCACTGGCGCGCAAAAAGCCAAGCCGAATTTCGAAGGCGGGCTGTGGAAGATTGACGGGACGGCGGTAACGTCGTCTGCTGCTGAACTGAACATCTTGGACGGCGTGACGGCATCGACCGCCGAACTGAACATCTTGGACGGCGTGACGGCATCGACCGCCGAACTGAACATCTTGGACGGCGTGACGGCATCGACCGCCGAACTGAACATCTTGGACGGCGTGACGGCATCGACCGCTGAACTGAACTATCTCGACATAACGACCCTCGGCGTGGCTCAGGCATCGAAGGCGTTGACAGTTGCAGCCAACGGCACGGTCACATTCAGCGGCTCAACCGGGACTTCTGGTCAGGTTCTGACTTCTGGCGGCTCCAGTGCCACTCCGACTTGGGCAAACGCAATTCCAGCAGGTGCTGTCATGACATTTGCCATGAACACCGCCCCTACTGGTTGGCTCAAGGCTAACGGCGCTGCCGTTTCGCGGACAACCTATGCCGCCCTTTTCTCAGCAATTGGCACGACATTTGGTGTAGGTGATGGATCGACCACGTTCAATTTGCCAGATCTTCGTGGCCGCTTCACACGCAACTGGGCGGATGACGGTAGCATCGACAGTGGGCGGGCATTTGGTTCTACGCAGGACGATCAAATCCAGCAGCACCAACATGGCCTTGCCTTTAACGCAAACGTGACAAACGCTGCGGCAGGAACTACTGGGGCAACGGTTTCCTCTTGCGTTGCGCTTTCAACAAGAAGTTCTGCAAGCACTAACTCGCTTTCGCAAAGCTACGTCCAAGATGCCCCCTACGTCAAAAACGCTACTGGAGCCAACATTGGCACTGAGACACGTCCGACCAACATCGCCCTTCTCGCCTGCATCAAGTTCTGAGGTAAACCATGAAAGTCTTTCAAACTGACCATAACGGCTTCCTCGTCGGCGAGACTGTCGCTGATCCTGATCCGATGGACGAAGGCAACTGGCTCATCCCCGGTGGCTGCGTAGAGCAAGAGCCGCCAGCTTTGTCTGACGGTCAACGCGCAAAGTTTGTTAGCGGCGCTTGGCTTGTCGTTGACCCAGAGCCTGTCGTTGGGCCTGAACCTGAGCCTGAAATTCCGCCGACCAAGGCAGACCAAGAGGAACTTCGCCGTTCTGCATACCAACAGGAAGCCGACCCCCTGTTCTTCATGAGCCAGCGTGGCGAGGCTACTGTCGAAGAATGGCAGGCCAAGGTCGCTGAGATCAAAGCCCGATATCCGTATCCTGCCGAATAACCCATGACCACCGAAATGCTCTGGAGCCTCGGCCTTAGCGCAGCACTCGGCCTGATCGGCTGGGTGCTGAAAAACCATGTCGAGGAAGTGAAGCGGCTGCAAATCCTGCTCAACCGCACACGCGAGGAAGTAGCCCGTGACTACGTTACGCGGGCCGACATGCACACCGACATGAACCGTGTCATCTCGCGGCTGGACAACCTCGACAAGAAGATCGACGAACTGATGCGGAGCCTTACCAAATGAGACTAGCACTCGTCCTCTTGGTCGCTGGCTGCGGCCCTGTTACTGTGTCCTCGGTGGCTTACACAACGGCCTGCCCCAAGGGAGACCGCCAGTGCGAGATCAGACAGAACGCGGAAACGCTCTACTACATGGCAATGCCAGATGCAGCAAACGAACTGCTATGCTCTGGCGATACGCGGGACGTTATGGGTGCGCTCTGCTCTATCTACTGACGGCCACCGCCAGCGCCCAAGTCAGCGGTGATCTGAACACAAACAGCGGCAACACCAACTCCACCATCGACAGCGGGAACGTCTCCACCAGCGAGACGAAGAACTACAACGGCTCAGGCTCTGCGCCGTTCAGTACGCCCGTTCCGACCGCGGCTGCACCGACAGTCATGGGCGGCGGCGGCAATGATAGCTGTCTGATCCCGACGCAGAGCGCCTTTCAGATCAGCATACTCGGTCGCGCTAAGGGCAGCATGGAGCAAGACCCTGAGTGCAACCGCCGCAAGGACGCTAGGCTGCTCGGAACACCGCAGGAGCACGGCGGGCTGGGCCTGCAAGTCAGCGGCATTTCCGTCATGTGCGATAACCCTGACATATTCAAAGCTATGGCTCTGGCATCGACGCCCTGTCCGATCTACAGCATTGAGTCAGGCAAGCTCTTGGTAGGTCGCGAGGGCTACATGGCTATGCGTGACAATCCGCATATTTATGTGGTAGGGTACTCCCAAGACACGCCCTTTTGGGACACATTCCTTCGCATGGGAGAGGAGCTGCCTGATGTCCTGCCTCAAGAAAACAGTGGCCCTACTTTGTCTGAGCGTTTCCGCCGCTCACGCAGAGCCAACGATGAACAACCTTCAGGGGTCAGCCCAGACAATCCTTAACCAACTGTCAGCGGCTCAGAGCCTGACTGCTGGTGCCACCTACAGCGCCAGCAACGGCGACATTCTTGCCCCCGGAGTCATGCAGGACGCGACGATCACAGAAGCGATGCGACTTGACTACAACTCTGACATTCAGGGGGTGATCGACGCAACATACTACAACGCCGAGATGCTGTTTCAGGATAAACACGAAGCAGCAATGGCAAATCTCGATTCGGCTGTGGATAACCTCGTTGCCGCAACTGCGGTTTTGATGGAGGTACAGGCGGTAGCCAACATGGCTGCCAACGCTGAAACGGTGACTCAGCAACTTGCCGTGCAGGCGGTCCTGACCAACAACGACATGACCATCACGGCTGCGGATGTGAGCAACTACAACAACGCTCTCGGCGCTGTGCAGACCTACGCCCGCGACGCGGGTGCTTTCTTGGCTGCCTCGCGCAACGCTACCATGACCAGTTCGGTGGACAGCCTTGCAGCAACTACCAGCACCAGCCTGTACGGGGCTAATGTGGCCTACTCTGCCACGGCGGACATTATGAACATCAGCGCAGGCCAAGTCTTCGGCATCGGCCTGCAAGGGCTGCTTGGCAACAACGTGGTTACGCTGTCCGAAGTTTACGCAGCAGGCTACGGTTCGTGAGCGAAGAAGCTGAAACCACTGGCCTGCGGATCGCGGGCTTTGACGTAAAGGGCTGGTGGTTCGCTGCCGCCGTCCCTGTTTTGTCTGGTTTGAGCGGCACGATCTACTACGGCTACGATGTGGTCAATCGGTTCTGGGGCGTAGAAGAAAGCGTCGCAGAAGTTATTGACGTAGTCAGCAGAGTCCAGACTCTTGAGCAGGCCATACAGGACAACGACGTGCGCGGCCTCGCTCCCAAACTGTCGGCGATCAGCACCCAAATGGTGACGATCCTCGAACAGCAGAAAGAGCTGATGGACTTGCGGTCGATGGTCGAAAAGTCAGACAGCGTGACCAGCGGCATCGACGCCAAGCTGCAAAAATACGACGCCGAGATCGAAGACCTGTGGAAAGCGATGGACGATCTTATAAGGAACCCGATGCAATGAAGACGGAATACCTGATCTGGTTCGGCTTTGCTGCGGCTGTTGCCACGACTTTCTATCTGTCCGGCGACGGATTTTACCGCTATCCATGCCAAGACCCCGTAAACTGGGCTGCCTTGGAATGTACGCCGCCCATTTGCCTGCGCACTGGCATGTGCGCCACTGACTTGACTGGAGGAGCGACACAATGAAAAGCCACGACCCGGACGTGATGGAAGCCAAGCTGCGCTACTTTATTGGCGTCGCCCTGACTGTAATCCTTGGCGGTACCATCTTCGTAATTCTCTACAGCTTGGTCTTCGTGACTCAGCCCCTCGGTGAGTCCAGCGAGAACGACCGCAAGTTCTTCGAGCTGCTGACTCCCATCGCCAGCTTTATCGTCGGCGCTCTTGGCGGCGTGATGGCAGCGGGCAACGGCAAACAAAAGGGCGGCAATAACGACGCGCCGCCGACACAGGAGTACACCGAATGATCGGGATGAAAATCATTGGCGCTTTGATCGGACGCAAAGCCAAAGAAAAAGTGGTCGATGCTGTGCTGGACAAGGTAAACCTGCCTGATCCAGTCGAGAACGCGATTAAGATTGCCGCCACTGGAAACGTAGGCGACCTGATTGGCGGCGACGCCAAAGAGGAATTTGTGAAAGCCGCAGTCAAGAAGGTGAGAAAGAAATGAGCTTGCTGACTGAGGCCCAACTGGCCGCGATGATCCCGACCAACAAAGACATCAAGGCTTGGTGCGAGGAGCTGAACAAGGCTCTGCCTAAGTACGACATCACTACCGACCAGCGCATTGCCGGATTCATCAGCCAGTGCGCCCATGAGTCGATGGACTTCAACGCTCTGTCCGAAAACCTGAACTACCGCGAGGAGACGCTGAACAAGGTCTTCCCGCGCTACTTCGGCCCCGGCAAGCGCAACGCTGCCGAATACGCCAAGAACCCTGAGAAAATTGCCAACTACGTTTACATGGACGAGTTTCGTACCTCGAAGCTGGGCAACGTGCAGCCCGGTGACGGCTGGCGATTCCGTGGCCGTGGGCTGAAGCAACTGACTGGGCGGGACAACTACAGCCGCTTTGCCAAAGACTACAACATGACTGCGGAGCAGGCAGCAGAGTGGCTGGAAACCAAAGAGGGCGCGCTGGCGTCGGCTCTTTGGTTCTGGAACACCAACAAGCTGAACACCATTGCCGACACTGGCAACGTGGCCGCGCTGACCAAGAAGATCAACGGCGGTGACATCGGCCTCGCAGATCGTCAGGCGCGCTATGCCAAGGCTATGGCTGCCTTGGGTGGCAAGATCGACGCTGCTGCGCCCGTGACTACGGCTGTTTCTGAAACGCTGCGCCGTGGCTCGAAGGGCGAAGCAGTCAAGAAAATGCAGGCAAAACTGGGCCTCTCTGCGGACGGCGACTTCGGCCCCGGTACAGAAGCGGCGCTGAAAAAGTGGCAGTCAGCAAATGGTCTGACTGCTGATGGTGTAGCTGGACCTAAGACGTTGGCTAAACTGCTCGCCTGATGTATTCTGCCCGCAACAGGGAGCCACACCATGCCGCTTATTCCCATCGACCTGAAGCCCGGTGTCTACAAAAACGGAACAGCCTACAGCGGGAAACTGCGGTGGGCTGACTCCAATTTGGTGCGCTGGAAAGACGGCGCTATCCGAGTCATCGGAGGCTGGGAGCAGCGGGAGACTTCCACTGGTGCGAACATCGCGGCGCTGTTTGCCGATGCCACGGCAGAAGCACCGCGCAACGTCATCACTTGGACGGACAATCTGGGCGTCAACCACATTGTCGTCGGTACTAACCTCAAACTGTACCACATCGACAGCAGCGGCAGCGTGGACAACATTACCCCAGCCGGGTTTACTGGCGGGTCGAAAGACTCTGGTCTTGACGTAGGCTATGGCACTTACGCTTACGGCAGAGCAGCCTACGGCACTCCGCGCACTGCTGAAGGCGCGCTGCCTACGCCAGTACCGTCGTGGGACTTCGCGCTCTGGGGCGAGAACCTATTGGCTCAATTCAGGGGCGATGGCGATCTTTACGAGTGGGTTCCCGGCGATCCTGCTGCGGTGGCTATCGCTACGGCCCCAGAAGACATGCAGGACATGATTGTCACGGACGAGCGGATCGTGCTGGGCATCGGCGGTACGGGGACTCCGCGTATTGTCCAGTGGTCTGCATCTGAGGACAACACTGACTGGACGCCTGCGGCCACGAATCAGGCAGGCTCGCTGACTTTGGCTGGCGTCGGCCCGTTGCTCGCAGTCACGCAGATTATGAACGAAATTTTGGTGCTGGGGCAGAACGAAGTTTACGCAGGTCGGTATCTCGGCCCACCCTACGTTTACGGCTTCGACCGCGTTGGCGACAACAACGGTCTGCTTTCTGCAAACAGCCTGATTACGACCGCGCGCTTCGCTATGTGGGCAGCAGAGCGGAACTTCTGGCTCTACGACGGCTCGCTGAAAAAGCTGGAGTCAGATGTCATCGACTTCTTCTACGACGACATCAGCGACACCGAATACAGCAAGACCTACGGCTTCACAGTGCGCGATTTCAACGAAGTTTGGTGGCTCTACCAGTCCAAGAGCAGCACGACGACGGAGCCTGACTCCTACGTCTGCTATGACTACGCGCTCAATCACTGGACCAAAGGCAAGCTCGACCGTTCTGTCGGCGCAGACAAAGCGGCGACATCGACGCCGTTGATGGTTTCTCCGTCTGGCCTGATCTACAACCACGAACTTGAGCATGTCTCTATCGTAGACGGCACTGCGCCTTACTGCGAGACTGGCCCCATCGAACTCGGCCAAGGCGACCAGCAAGCCTACCTCGACTACCTTTACCCTGACGAAGCAGTGGCTGGGCAGGTCAATCTGACGATCAAGACCAAAGACATGCCGAACCTGACTGAGCTGACTTTTGGTCCGTACACCATCAGCAGCCCGACTCCAGTCAGGGCGCGCGGTCGCCAGTTCGCTTTGCGCTTTGAAGGCCGCGCCGCTGGCTGGAAGATCGGCCTAATGCGGGCGAATGTGAAAGCTGGGGGTCTTCGTTGAAACGCGGCTTTATCGTCCCTGTCCCTACAAGTCAGAACCTGACGCGCTGGGCGACCGACGTTCACAACTATCTGCGCTCGCTCGACAACAAAGTCGTCGAGCCGCAGACCATTTTGATGCAGCACCAGATCGGCGGCGAGAAGGCCACGGTGGACGGTTTGCTGATGTGGGATGCTGTCAACGGCTATCCTGTCGTGTCTGAGGGCGGGTCGTGGCACCAGCTCACTATGGGCAACGGCCACGCCGTGCTGACTCAGGACGCGGACATCACGGCTGCGGCGGCGAACACGGCTTACGCTATTCAGTTCGACACTCCGACCTTTGCCAACGACATCGCTCTCGACCCCGTCAACACCACTCGGATCGTTTTTGGCGACGGCGGTCTGTACCGCGTGTCGTTCACTGCGCAGATCAGCTCGACTTCCGGCTCCACTGTAAACTTCAGATTTTGGCCGCGCGTCAACGGCACCAATGTGGGGGGCAGCACTATGGTTGCGAGCCTACACAACAACGGCGCTACGATTGTCGTTTCAAGGGACTCAATCTTCCAGTTTGCGGCTGGGGATTACCTCGAAGCCATGTGGGCGACCGACAGCACCAACGGTTCTCTGCTCGCCCACTCCGCGACTGCCTACGCCCCTGCCTCGCCGTCAGTCACTATGTCAATCAGCCGAGTGCAGCAATGACGCTGACTGACTCCATCCGCGATATGCTCGACAAACTGGACCGTTTCCGGCCAGATTTGGAGGCTGCGATGGAGCATAACGGCGGCACCCACACCTTCGACGATCTGACTGCGATGGTCCTACAAGGCCGTCTCAGACTGTGGTCAACAGAGAAAAGCATCGCCCTGACTGAAATCATTGAGTATCCGCGCCAGAAGCACTATCATGTCTTTGCCGCAGGGGGCGATTTGGAAGACATCGTGGCTACGATACCACAAGTCGAACAAGCTGCCCGCGACGCTGGTTGCTGCAAACTGACTCTTTCTGGCCGACGTGGCTGGGTCAGGGCTTTTGCAAAACACGGCTGGACTGAGCAGTTCACCACATGCGTCAGGAGTTTGGAACCATGAGCCTCGGTGGCAAGACCAAAGAGACCCAGCAGATTGACCCGGCGCTGCGAGATGCGGCGCTTGCTCAACTGGACATGGCGCGGCGCGCCGGACAACTCGGCTTTGTGCCGTATAAAGGTGACACTGTCGCTGGCTTCCAGCCTGCGCAGATTGCTGCGATGCAGAACACCAACGCAGGGCTTGAAGCCTTCGGCCTTGGCACTTCGGCAGTTCCGACTGGCGGCAACCTTAGCCCTTACGGCATCTACCAAGAGCAGCTTGCTCAGATGGCTCCGGGGCAGCGCGCCTTCATTGAGTCCATGTTCATCAACCCCATGACTGGGGCGATGCCTGCTATGGGCGGCGGCGCAGCGGCACCAGCCACGCCAGCACAGGCAGCCGCAGCGGCAGCCATGCCGCGCGAGGGCCGGGACCGCGAAGGCATGGGTATGCCTGCTGGTGGCGGCGCACGTGGGACTACGTCAATGGCAACCCCGGCCAGCTACATGCCGGGAGGCGTCAACACTCGCAACCCTGGCAGCCTCGCAAACCGCGTAGCAGCCGCCGCAAGCGCGCCACAACGAGCGCCAACAGCAAGCAGCCGTCCGGCTAGAAGGAAGTAACCCATGTCAGCAGGTGGACAGACTGGCGGCAACGCCTACTCGCAAGCAGCCAACGCCCTGACTGGAGCTGGCACAGCCGCTCAGGGGGCGATCAACACGTTTGGGAACGTCCCGACCGTGGCAGCAGGCATGGCGACGTATCAAAACCCCTTCACGCAGCAAGTCACAGACCGGGCTATCGCAGATGTCGGTCGGACTACGGCAATGCAGCAAGAGGCCAACAAGGCAGCGGCTGCCCGCGCTGGCGCGTTTGGTGGCTCTCGGCAGGGTCTGGTCGAGGCAGAGACCAACGCTGCGTCGCAGCGAGCTATCGGTGATCTGTCGGCCAACTTGGGTATGCAGGGCTTCAACACCGCAGCCCAGCTTGCGCAGGGCGACATCGCCAACCGCTTCACGGGCGCAGGCGGGATGCTGTCTGGCGCAGGCACTTTGCAGAATCTGGGGACTGGCGGCTTCAATATGGCGAACACGCTGCAACAGCAGCAAGCGGCGCAGGGGCTTTTGCAGCAGCAGATGCAGCAGCAGCTTCTATCTGACGCGATGGGCCAGTTCTACGGCTTTGCTAACTCGCCGCTGAACTACGTCAACATGATGGGCCAGTCGTTGTCCGGCTCGCCGCTGGCGAACAACCAGTCGCGCACTTCGCAGTATCGTCCCGGCGTCCTTGACTTCCTGAGCCTCGGTACTGGGCTGGCGGCACTCTAAAGGAGACTTTCTATGGCTCTCATTCCCCGGCGCAATCCGCTGACTTCCTTGCTGAACTTTGCGGCTGACCGGGACCGGGAAGCCAACAGCATCGGCAGCGTCATTTCGCAAATCGCAGGCCCTGCCCTTGGGCAAATGGGCGTAAAGACTGAGGAGACTGCGCAGCCCGCAGTCATGCGCGGCCCTGTTCCGACAGCGCAGCCCCTCGGCGCGGTGACTGGCCCTGCGATGGCTCCGACGCCCGTCATGTCCGACGAAGAACTGAAAGCTAACGTCTTCCCCGGCGAGAGCGGCGGGGACTACAACGCCCTTTTCGGGTATGCCAACCGCCCCGGAAAACCGTTTGAGGGCGTCAAGCTGACTGACATGACCGTCAACGAAGTTCTCGACTTCACCAAACCCAGCGGGCCTTACGGCCAATGGGTCAAAAGTCAGATTGGCCGTGTCTCTACCCCCACAGGCGCGTTTCAGACTGTAGGAACCACTCTTAAAGACGCCGTGCAGGGCTTGGGCCTGACTGGCGACGAGCCTTACAACGAGGCTACTCAGGACGCCGTTGGCCGCTGGATTTTCGAGAACCAAGGGCCTGAAGCGTGGGAGGCTTGGGGCAAGAGCGGCGGCACAGTTTCTGCTGGCGGAGGCGACGCCCGTTTGGGCGGCGGCATGGGTGCTGACACTCTGGCGACGCCTGAAAGTATTTTCGCTGGGCTTTACGACGCGGAGCAAGCCGCAGCAGACGAGAAGAAAGCCAAGCGTAAGGACTTTTTCGCCGCAGTTAGCCAAGGCTTGTCGGCTATATCGCAAGGTCGCCCGGTTGACTTCAGCAACATCGCCGCCAACGCCCAAGAGCGCCGCAAAGCGGCAGCCGCAGAGGCCAAGGACGCTACGCTGCGCCGGATGGCTGGGACTTACATTCTCAACCGCTACAACGACCCTGAAGCTGCTAAACTCGTATTTAGTGGTGCAATGGGAGTTGGCGACATTCTGAGCATCCGCGAGCAAGACCAACTGTACGCACAGCGCGCCGCGCAGATCGAAGCTACTGAGGCAGGGCAAAATGCTGTCCGCAAGCTGGTCCTAGATCGTGGCGGCTCGCAGGAAGAAGCCGATGCTGCTGCTGCGGCTCCTGACTTTTATCTTAACCTCTCTGACCGCCAAGATGCTGCTGACAAAGCTGAAGCAGAGCAGCTCCAGAAAACAGAAGAACTACAAGGTATGACTGTGACTGCGCAACGGTGGCTGGAGTCAGGAGACCCCGGCAAGATCGCTGCCGCAGAGGAGTATCTGGCCCTGCCTAATGACACGGCAAAGATGGGTTACGACCTGTTTGCGCGCGCCCAAGACTATTCCCCTGCTGGCGAGGCAGCGCCTCCGACAGCAATTACTTTGTGGAACGACGCTCGCGCTCGTCTCGTTGACGGCGGAATCATGTCCGAAGGCGAGTTTGCGGCTAATTACGGCGCGACTCCTGCTGACTACGAGACTAGCAATGCTGCGCGCACAGGAACTGGGCTTGGTTTGTCTGAGCAAGGCCAGCTCGGCATTTCTGGGGAAGGTGCTGCTCCCCCGTTGCCAGAGCAGTCGCCAGCGACCTCTGTGTTCAGCGTCGCGCCGTCTACTACTGGCGCAGTCGCCTCGCTACAGAAACTCGGAGCTAATACGCTCGGTCAGTTCACGGAACTCGCAGGTTTTGGTCCTATCGCGCAGGACGTTGTGTCTGCGCAACAGCGGTTTAATGCTTGGAGAATAAACGCGATTGGCGCGCTGAAAACCAACGCGCGAGTGCTGGCACAAGAACTGGCACAAATTACCGAGGAGTTGGCACCGAACAGCGAGGCGTTCCAGTCTCCGGCGACCTTGCAGACCAAGCTGACTGAAATCGACAGCACTCTGCGTCGCCGCCTTGATAGCGAACTTGCTCGCGCCAACGACCCTAATATTCCAGTCGCGGACCGACAGGAAGCGCGCAAGATTGCCGACGACATCAACTACGTTTTGCAGACGCTGCATGAGCCTTCGGTAGCGGCTCCGCAGGCTGCGCCTGTAGAAGAAGCGCCTGCCGAGACGGTCCCGGTCGGCGAAGTGGTAGAAACTGTGCTGCCAGCAGGCACGGTAGTCCTTGACGCAGACGGCAACGAGCGCCCACTTGCCGCAGGCGAGCAGCCGCAACCCGGCGATACTGTCAGGTTGCCTGACGGCACCGTAGGCGTCATTGAGTAAGGAGCAGCAGCATGGCCGAGACAGAAAAGAAAACGGGACCAGTCAAGCTGCGGATTATCTCAGCTCCGGCTCCTAAAGCTCCGCCAGCGGAGCCTGAAAGCACTCCCGGCGCGTTTCTTGCGCGGTCTGCCGTCGATGCTTTGGTATCGCCGCTCGACTTGCTGACTTACCCAGTCAGAGGGCCTGCGCGGGCGCTCGGCTTTGAAATGTCGGCACCGTCCACTGCAATCAGCGATTTCATGCGCGGCCTCGGCCTTAACGTCGCAGAAGAAGGCGAAGTCGCAGACACTCGCGCAGAGCAGATCGCCTCTGGCGTAGGATCGGCGGCAGGCTTCTTGGTTCCCGGTCTGGGCGCTGCCCGTGCGGCGCAAGCAGTCGGTGGCCCAATCGCGCGGTCAGTCGGCAACTTTATCTCTGCGCCGTTCACCGCTGCGCCTGTGCGCGCCACTGCCGCAGAACTCGCTGCTGGTGGGGCTGCTGGTCTGGGCGGCGCGCTGGCAAAAGAAAGCGCAGCCGAGGGTGGCTACAGCCCGTTTGTGCAAGGCATGGCGCAGACTGGTGGCGAACTCCTTGGCGGTCTGACTGGCGCAGGCATCGGCCCTGCCGTATCTGCCGCAGGTCGCGGTATTGAGCGCACTGCTGGTGCGGTAGCTGACTTGTTTCCGTTTGCTGGGCCTGCCTATCGCGGTGTTAAGGACATCTTCCAAGGTATTACTAGCCCGCAGGATATGGCGTTCCGGCAGGCATCCGAAGCAGTGCGCGGTGCCGTGGTCGATCCGACTGCTGCTGCGGCTGCCGTAGATGCCTCGTCGGTGACTGGGCTGCCGCCTATGCTCGCGCCGCGTGAGCCGAAACTGATGGAAATGGAGCAGTCGTTCCTGCGCGCCAACCCAGAGCTGCGCGCTCTGCGCGACAAACAGCGCGCTGAAGCGACGCAAGCTGCGGAAGCAGTGCTTACTGGCATGGCCCCCGGCGACGTGCGCGCAGCCAAAGACTTTTTCACTACCCAGATCGACACCAACCGACAACAACTCGACAGCCTGCTGGCACAAGCGCAGGCTGACGCAGAGGCGGCGCTGACTCGCGCTGGTCCGCGTACTGGCCGCAGCCCTGCTGAAAACTCCATCGCGTTCCGCGCCGAACTCGACAAGGCGTACAAGACGGCGCAAGGAAAAGAGCGCGAGCTGTGGGGCGACGTGCCGATTACGCTGGTGACTGGGACAGAGCAGAGCCAAGCTGCGTACAAAGCCGCCAAAGACTTTCTAGGCAAGACTGGCGCTGACTTGATGCCAGCTAGAGCCAAAGAGTTTTTGTCCCCAAAAAGCGGACGCTTCCGTGGCGACAGAACCACCAGCGTCAAAGAGCTTCAGGGCTTGCGCTCGCTGCTTTTGGAAGAAGCGCGTAGCCTTCGAGCGTCTGGCAGCGACCGCGCGGCCTCGGCAGCCGAAACTGTGGCCGCAGGTATTCTTGCAGACATGGACGCGATTCCCGGCGTCAGCGGGCCGCTTGAAGTGGCTCGCCAGTTCAGCCGTGACATGGCAGTCAAGTTTGAGACTGGCACCATCGGCAACGTGCTGCGGACTACAAGGGGCGGCGTCCCTGCCGTAGCCCCGGAAGATACGCTGCGTCGCCTGCTGGGGACGCGGGCAGAGCCTCTGGCAGTCAGGGCAGGCGAAATGGAAGCGGCCACTGGCGGCTCGCGTCCTGCTGCTGAAGCTGCGTCTGACTACCTGCGCAGTCAGTTCCTTGAGTCGGCTATTGATCCGGCTGGAAACATCCGTCTGCCCTCGGCCCAGCGTTACGTCGCTGGCCGCGAAGACATGCTGACGCGCTATCCGGCGCTCGGTAAACTGTTCGACGACTCCATCGCGGCGGCGCGGACGGCGCAGGAGACGGGGACCACTGTAGAAGCGCAGCTCGCGGCACTGTCCAAGACGCCACAAGCCAAGTTTGCGACCTCTAAAGTCAACCGAGAATTTGATTCCGTTATCGGCAGCCAAAACCCAGCTTTCGAGGCATCTGAGCTTGCGGCTATCGCGCAGCAGGATCAGACTGGGCAGGCTATGGAAGGTTTGCGCCGCTCTGCCGTTGACTACCTCCTGCGCAAAACGATGGACCAGACCCCGACTGGCAAGTCAGCAGAAGGGACCAGATTGGCGACCGTGCTGGACGAGCCCAACGCCGTGGCGGCGATGGAGCAGTTCTTTACGCCTGACGAGCTGCTTAACGTCCGCACTCTGGCAGACGAGCTGCGCGTCTGGCAGCAAAGTGCTGGCGCGAACACTGAAGCCCCAGTTCTCGGCGGTGTGTTCCAGAAGCTGCTGACCATTGGCGGCGGTGTAGCTGGTGCGCGGATCGGTCGAGGAATGGCTAAAGGGCAGGATATTCAGACGCCTGCCATTATCGCGGGTATCGGTCGCCGCCTGACTGACCGCCTGTCCACGGCAGGAGCGCAGAAACTGCTCGTAGACGCCAGCCAAGATGCTGACTTGATGCGGGCGCTGTTGCTCGGCAACCGCGCTCCTGATGCGGAGATCAAGCGCGCAGATGCAGTTCTGTCTCTGTGGATGCAAAACAACATGGCGCAGCTTACCGACGACAACGAAGACCCAATCACCGCGTTCTCGCGGGCGCTGGGTCTGGTTGAGGAGAAGCCGAAAGTCAAATTCAGGCCGCTGGAGCTGACTATCGACAACCCAAGCGGCACTGACTAAGAGGCGAAGCGCCTGACATGGAAGAACCGCACAAGGGGAAGCCCGCTGCGGTTCGGCCCTGTCTCAATTGTGATATTGTAACCACCGTCTGTGTTCCGTCCATTCGGCGGGAAGATGTTGGCGTAGAAGGCGCTCAGATCGACAGCGTTTGAGCGCAGCGCCATCTGGCGGTCATAGAGGCCAGTGCCTGCCATCTTCTCTTTCAGGTGGTCGTGGACAGTGCGCACAGACCATGAGCCTGTGCCAAGGTCCGCAACGGCGTCAAAGAGCGGCTTGTAGGTCATTTCCGTGCGCAGGGCCACGACAGCCTCGTCTTCGCCCTCTGGGGCGATCCTGACGCCCGGTAGAAGCACTGGCGCTGTGATGGTGTAGCCTTGGTTGCTGATGCCCAGTGTCTCAGTCACGATGTCGAAGGTGAACACCTTGTCGTCGTCGATAGAGCGGGCCATGAGGATGCGCAGTTCGAGCTGGTCCGTCTCTTGGTTCCGCGTCAGCGTCAGCAGCGTGTCGGGTTCAGCCTGAATGTTGCTGGAGCCACGGGGCTGGTTCCCGTTTTTGGTGTTGTGGTGGATGATGACAATAGCCGCTTTGACACCAGAGTCTCTAATCTTGGCGATAATGTCGAACACTGCCGATGTGTCCTCGACGCTGTTCTGGTCGCCACCCGGCATTGCCTTAGTCAGCGTGTCAATGACGATGACGCCCAGCGACTTCTCGCCCCGCTTCTGCCACCACACCTCTGTCGCTTTGATCTGCTCGACAAGATTGATCCTCGAAGTCTCGTCCAGCAGGTTCAGGCTCTCCTCGACTGTGAAGAACGGAAAGTTATTGTGGTCTGTGTAGAGGTCGCCCGCAGGGTCGTGATACTTCCGCCATGCGACCAAACGCTTTTTGATAGCCGTCTGGCTCTCAAGGGCGAAGTAGAGGACAGGGCGGCGCTCAGTGACAGTCAGGTTGTCGTCGAAATTTAGCCCAGCCGCGATGTGCATAGCCAAAGTCTGACTGACCAACGTCTTCCCGGCTTTCGGATCGGCGGAAATCAGAGTGACTTCGCTGGCGTGGTAGATCGGGTGCATGATAAATTCCTCAGTCAGAACGTCCAGCTCCTCGAAGCCGAAGTAGCCGCGCTTGTTTGCGAATGGGAAGTCATCGCCGTAGGCGTCGGCGCGCACGATGGGAAGCTGCGCCATTTCGTTGCGCACAGCCGGGAACATAGACGCGGCCATTTGCTTGATGGTGTCTGTCGCTGCCTCGCGCAGGCCGTCTGTCTTGGCGGCGACGTTATACTTGGCGTGACCGCTAGAGACGATCCTAGTCAGCTCTCCGCTTTTGTCGGCCATGATGGGCTGCCAACGGTCGTGGCGTGGGTGCTGCGGATTGGCGGCGACCGATGCTTGCATCAGTTCCATAACGGCAGCTTGGACGCGAACCAGCGGCTCTCCCCCGGCAGACATCTTGGCCGCGATCTGGGTCAGGCTGTCGTGGAAGTCATCACCAGACAGGACGTTCTGGCGCAGCACGTCCAGCGTCGTCGCTGACTGCGCGGCTCTGGCGGCTTTCAGGCTCTCGACCAGCGCGGCAGGCGCAGCGGCCAGTCCCTCGCGCTCAATCGTATAGCCCGGTGACGGCGGCAGGACGATGTAGCCGCCCTCGCCTTTGACTTCGACGCCCTTCGACGGCTTGCAGTTGGGAAACTCCTTGGCGCGGAACAGGTAGTGCCGCCCGCCGTTTCGAGTGGCGTGGACGCGGGTTTGCGGCAAGAGGCCAGCCCGCTCCAGATCGGCCACATACGCCTTCGCAGCAGCGCCTGCGTCGCCTTCCTTGTAGGTGTCCGCGTCGATAGCGAACAGCCCTGCTTCTGCGCCCATGCGGCCACCAATGCCGTGCAGGCGGTTGCCAGCAGCCTTGAACATGGCTGTAATGGCGTCGGGGTCAGTGCTGGCGTCATAGAAGCCGTTTTCCGTCAACGGGCGCTTGTCTTCGCCTGTCGGGAACACCGGGACGCCAGCCTCGGCCCATTCAATTGCTGCCTCAATGAGATCAGCGACAACAGACTTCTGCATGTTCATGCCTTGGACCCAATTTCATCCCAGTAGCGGGCGATCAGCAGGGACTCTGCGCGATTGTGGTCCTTCTTGCGCGTAAACATGTCAGCGCGATCCGGCCACAGCTCCAGCGCCCGCAGACGCGCAGGCTCCTTGGGGTTTTGCAGAGTGACTTGGATTTTCATAGCGGGCTTCCAGACGCTCGGCGGCACGATGCGGCACTGCATCCGAAGCCCGTGGCAGATGCCCTCAGTCAGAAACATCGACCCGACAAAAGGGATGCCTGCGCTCAGGCTTTCGTTAGGGCGGATGGTGACGCGCTCAATCACGACCATAGGCGTGTAGCCCAGCGCCGCCGCCTCGGCTTTCAGGCCGCGCATGATGTTCGTAATCAGCGCGGCTTGGTTCACCCAAGAGGCAGTCTTGCGGCCAGCCTTCACAAGCTGGACAGCGACTTCCTCGTCGCTGAAAGTATTGAGGGGTTCGCCCTCTACCAAGACGCCAATAGTCAGCGGCGATCCGGGGTCAATTCCGATGGTAAACATGGTCAGGTTCTCCTTAGCAGACAGTCAGTTTGTCAGTTCTGTTCGCATCTGTGAAGCCACGGAATATGGTGGGGTCAGCACCTCGGCTACACAAGATGTAGTTATGGCTTCGCCGCCCACGACTGGCCGACTGCGCTTTCGCTCAAGTTGGCGGTTTCAGAGCCGGGGAAAATGTCCAGCCAAGCCTGCCTCATCTCCTCGACCATGATCTCCCGCAGTTCCTCGCCGCGCCCAGCCTCGGCCAGCATCAGCAGCTCGTCATGCACAGAGGCCAGCATCCGCGACGTGAAGGGCAGTTCCCAGACCTTCTGGCTCATGCGGGTCACGGCGCGATACATCACGTCAGCAGCCGCGCCTTGGATCGGGTAGTTGGACGCCACGGGCAGCGACCGCTCGTTTTTGTGGACGAAGACAGTGCGGCCAGACTTGATGGGCAGCAGCCCGGTAGCGTTCATCTGATCGAACATGCGGTAGCGCAGCGCGTAGGCTTGCGGATACCGCTCGGCCCACTTCTCCACAAACTCGCCTGCCTCGGCGTCAGAGCAGCGCAGAACCACGGCCAGAGCAGCGTTGCCAGCGCCGTAGGTAAGCTGGAAGCTAAACGCCTTGGCCTTGGACCGCATCTCCTTGGCGCGTGGGTCTTTGGCCTTCAGCCGCGCCTTGAAGTCATCAGCAGGGACGCGGAACAGCGTGATGGCAGACTCGGCGTGAACGTCCCCGAAGATCACGTCCTGCTTGAGCTGCCAGTCATTGCTGACTTCTGCCAAGACGCGCAGTTCGATACCGCTGTAATCGGCCAGCACCATGTCAGTTGCGGGCGGGGCGATGAAGGACCGCCGCACCATCGGGTTGCGCGGAATGTTCTGGAGGTTCGGGTTCGACGACGAATAGCGCCCAGTCACCGCCTGCGCGATGTTGAAGCGCCCGTAGACGCGCCCCGCCAGCTTCTGCTTGGTCAGCAGCGTCTCGCCGTAGGTGCCAAGATACTTCTCAGCGCGGTTGAACACCATCAGCGCCGCCAGCCACCGCGAGAACGGGTAGGGCGACCTGAAGGACGCCTGCCGCAGTTGCTTGCGGTCGGTTTGCAGTTGCTCGGACTTGTCCGTCTTGGGCCACGCCCTCATGCTCGTTTCGTCCAGCACAGTCTTGATGAAGTCAGAAAGTTGCTTCTTCGACCGTAGGTTCGCAATAATCGTTTCTGGCGTGTATTTGCGCAGCGTCTTCTCAGCAGCGTCGCGGCGCAGGGACCACATGTGGATCAGGCGGCTATGGTGCCGCTCGTCGATCAGCATCCCCGTGTCTTCCATTTCCGCAGTGCCGCGCCAAGCGTCGTTGAGGACGCGGAAGCCGTCCCACTGCGCCTTAGTCAGCGTCTCCTGCCACAGCTTGTAGAGCGCGTAGGTGTCGTCCGCATCCTCGAAGCCGTAGTCGTATTGTTCTTGGGACAGGTCGGCCTGCGACCAGTCAGAGGTTTGCAGGTGCTTGTTGTCGCGGGCCTTGCCCAGATCGCGCTTCACCATGTCGGCCAGCGACAGCGGACGACCGCCCAGCTTCGCCTTCGACATAACACCAACGTCGTAGAGGATCACATCCGGCCCATCAGTGCCGTAGTCGAACCAGCGCCCCTCGAAGCCTGCGTTGAACACCGCCCACGGGCAGGCGTCGGCCAGCAGCGCCGCGTAGTCGTCAAACGGCGCGCAGCGCAGATGATCGAAGACGTAGTTGCCAGCAGGCCCGCAGATGCAGGTTAGCCTCACGTCAGCCTCACCGGGCCGCAGTCCAGTCGTCTCGAAATCGAGAGCGTGAACCTGCCCAGACTCAGCGATAGCGGCGATGATTTGGAGCGCCTCGGAATGTGTAGTAACAAGGCGGTATTGACGGGAAGTCCCAGTCATTCTAATCTTCCTTCAGGTCTTAGCAGAGCCTTGCTTCTTTCGAGAAGCACAAAGCCCCCGGTTTGGTCGCCGGGGGCTTTGCAGTTTCAGAGGACGCCGCGACGGCGACGGGCGGGAACAGGCGCAGCGCCACCTTCTGACTGGCGAACCAGCTCGTCGATGTCGGCTTCAGGATCAGCAGCCAATTCGCTCACAGCTTCCTGCGAGAGCCAGCCGTAAACGTCCAGCTTGGGCTTGTAGTTTTTCTGCCCTTGGGCTTCAAACTTCTCCTTGCCCATGCGGACCAGCGGCCAGCAGGCACGGCCAGCGCGCAGACGCTCGGCCACTTGCGACTGCAAGTCAGCGAAGACGGCTACGCCTGACTTCGAGTTGATCTTCCAGTAACCCTGACGGTCGTCTGCCTCAATCGACTTGATGACCATCGACTTCGCCGGGAACCAGCCTTCGCCCTGTGCGGAGTTGAACGGCCCCATTTCGTCATGGGCAGGGGCGGCAATGTGCTGACCACTGTAGATGTTCGCCATGCGGGTCGCAGCGGTCTTGCCGCCCTTCCAGCAGACGAAGCCTTCCTCGAAGGAAGCGATGTTGACCAGCCAGATTTCGGACGGGTCCAAGTCTTCCTTGTCCTTGCCAAATTCGTAGACGCCGCGCTTACCCGTGAAGTTAAGGTAAACCGAACCATCGGGGGCGCTGCCGATCTGGCCTTGGGCTGCGGAATTGGTCAGCGCGTCGGCCATAGCCTGAGCGTTGGCGAGAGCGACGGGTTTGCCAAACGGCGAGTTGACGACTTCGTTAGACATGAGAGTGTCTCCTGTGAGAGTGTTTCAGTTTTCAGTCTTCGCGGAGACTTCCAGCCGGATCGACGGCTTGCCGACCTTGTAGAAGTCATCCGATTTGACGCCCGTCGCTGCCTCGTAGGCTTTAACGTCCAGCGTCTTGCGCCCAGCCACTTCCGTGACTTTGACGCCATACGCGGCAGTCTCGAACTCCATGCGGTTCTCGGCCACAGCATATTCCTTGATGGTCGCGCTCAGAATGTCTGCCCGCGCCTCCAGTAGTTTGATCTGCTCCTTGATGGAGCCGTATTCCCTGACTGACTCAGTGATGCCGCGCGGAGCGAAGGCGGGCATCTCCGGCTTCAGCTCCTTGCGCTTCTCACCAGCCGCCACTTGGATCGCGCTGCACTCCTCCTTGAACTGGCAGTAGGTGCAGCCGTTGTTGGTCAGCCCCTCGGCTGGCAATTCAGCAGGATTGGCGGCGTCGAACAGCAGCCCAGCGCGGATTTCAGAGCGCCGCGCCATTGAGCCGCCGTCGTAGGCCACATCGAATTGCCGCATCCGCTGAAAGTCAGAGGCGTCAACGTAGAGGACGACAGCTTGGCTAATGTCGAAGCCGTGCAGGTTCAGCAGCCACATATTTTGCTGCACTTGCGCCAAGTGCTGCGGCTTGGGTGCAGTCATGCCTTCGAGATTGGTGCGCGGATCGGCAGACTTAAACTCCAGCAGCGTCTGGACGCCGTCCTTGACGAACACGCCGTCTGGCGTCCCCGACAGCCCTGCCTCGTCGCAGAGGAAGGACCGCTGGTTCGCGCCTTCCAGCAGCACCTTCTCGCCCGCGCCCAGCGATGCCGTGATCTGCTCGACCACCCATGCCTCGACAGCGTGGCCGCGCTGCGCCATGCCCCACTTGTCGCCCTGCCGGGACTCGGACTTTGCAAACTTCAATTCGCGCAGGCAGCGCAGGTTCTCTGAAGCCGTCAGCACGGCATTACGATCCAGACGACCTTCCTCGTCGTCGTAGAGCGGCCAGTCAGATTTTTGCGCAGCGACAGAGCCGCTGATCCGCTTGATTAGGTCTAGTGTCATGTCAGAACTCCGGCTCGTTGTTTGCATCCAACACGGTTGTCTGGGATGACACTGGCAGCGCCCTTGTGATCTGCGCAGGCAAAGAAGAAGCGCGCCGAACACCGATGATGTTCAGATCGCGCTCAAGGCTGACAGGCAGAATGGCAAGATTGGTCAGGGTCATAGCAGTGTCGCGTGTGTCAGTGTTTTGTGTCTTGGTCAGAATGGAACGGAAACAGTCTAGCTGTCAAGGCTCCTATCCACCCCTTCGAGAATTTCTCTGCACTCGCCAGCGATGGCAGCGTAAGCCGCCGCGTCGATGTAGTTGTCGTCCTTGTAAGTGGCGACAGTGCGGGAGACTTTGGCAAAGACCATGATCCACGCCATGTCCTCGGCGTCCAAAGACAAAATGCAGCCGTGTTTTCCAGTCAGGTAAGCGCTCGCCATGTCAGCCATGTGAGTCAGGTTGTCGTGTGGGTGGCCGTAGGCAGCGTTGCGGTCGCCTGTGGTCAGCTTCGCCGCTTCTGCAAGAATGTCTGCTCGGTTCATAGGTTCGATCCTGTTGATGATTTGAGGGGCGCGATGGTGAGAATGAGCCGTAGCGCAGTCTGATTTTCGACCAAACACAAAGCCACCCGTGACGGTTTCTTAGCTGTGTTGCGCCCCTCTGGATTGACGTTAGTAGATCAGCTTTTCACCTGCAAGGCTTTTTGAGCTTCCAACTTAGCCAAAGCGCGGTTGATCGCGCCGGGTTTACAAGACCAGACGGCTGACTTGACTGGCGTAGGAGCAATGTCGATGTCCTTCCAGAAGCGGCTGCGCGTAGACGGCAAGTCAGGGCTAAACTTTGACTGCGACAGCTCAATTCCGAACCGCTCACAGGCAGCAGAAATCGACGTTCTGTGCATCCCATAGT